TCATGCTCGGCACGGCCGTCGTGTACCAGCCGGTCAACGCCGACAGGAATCGGCGGAACAGCGAACTGCCCACGGTCGGCACGCCGGTCGCCTCGTCCCACAGCGTCGCGGCCTTGTACTTGCGGGGAACCCGGGGCTTGGTCGCCATCGACTTGGCCTCGACTTCGGGGGCGTCTTCGGGGGTGACTTCGGGGGCGTCTTCGGGGGTCGGCTGCTCGACGTCCACCGACGCCTCGCCAACGTCCTTGCTGGGCATGTCCTCGGCCTTCGCCGGGGTCGGCATGCCGCCGCCGAAAATGCCCATCGGGGCCGGCGCCTCGGTCTGGCGGTACCGCATGAGGTTCGCCTCGTCCGGCAGCGCCTCAAGGTCCATCACCGCGCGGTACTCGTTGGGGGTGATGATGCCCTGCGCCTCGGCCGCCCGCAGTTCCGTCGCCAACGCAATCTGGTCGTCCTGCGTCGGGTCGTCGAAGCAGAACCACATGTCCCCTGGCTCGACGCCGTAGTGCGGCAACAGCAGTTCGGTCAGTTCGCCTGCGAGCGTGGCGAGCCGCGGGGCGATGGTGTACCGCATGTACTGGGCGTTCGCCACCGTCGCCGACGCGAGGTTGGCCGAGTTGAGCCGGTAGATCGGCTCGGGGATGCCCGCCGCGTCGTAGATTCGCTTCTCGGTCGTGGTGATGCCCTCAACGTACTGCATCTCGTGGGGCTTGGTGCCGTACTGGATCAACTCCGTGTCGCGGAGCAGCAGGATCGAGCCCGCCTTGCCGACGCCCCTAGTGCTCTGGTTCAGGTGCGCGTTGATCTGCCGCATCTGGGCGTCGGTCGTAGTCGGGGCCGCCTTGAACACCATGCCCGGCATGCCGCCGTTGAGCCACCGCTGGGCCTCAGCCTGGAGGGCCGCGGCTTCCATGTCGGTCTCTGCCATGACGCTGTACAGCCAGGACATGCCGCCGGCGGGGTGCACCGGGCTGCCGTGCTGCCGCAGGTACACCACGTCTTCGGCCGCAATCCGCATGGGGTCCGACCGATTCCTGCCGTAGTAGTACCCGGCAATGAAGCCCGTGTCGGACAGCATCGGCCAGGCGAACTGCGAGGGCAGGATGTAGGCCGACACCGGCACGCCGTTGACCTTCTCGCCCACGTAGAGGTACGCGCGGCCCGACACCTCCTTGAACCAGAACAGCATGTGCATCCACATGCTGCCGGTGTAGATGGGATCGGGGTTCTGCAGCAGGTCGAGCACCGGATGGTCCAGCACCTCCTCGACCTCGTCGCCCGCCCGGTTGGCGTACGTGGCCGCCTTGCCGATCAGGCTCTTCACCCGCCCGCGGTTGGTCGCGTGCTTGACGATCCGCTTATCGACCACCTTGCGGCCGGCCTTAGCGACGCCCGTGCCGACCTTGCGGAACAGCCGCAGCGTCTGCCCGGACAGCACCGTGGCGTTGATCGTCGCCGCCCGGTAGGCCGTGCCCGTGATGCCGCGAGTCACGAGTTCGTAGTCGCGCCCCGTGTTCTGGTTGTTGTACGAGGTCGACGACTCGCCCGGGATGAGCGACGCCGACACCCACGCGCCGGGGATCTCGCGCTGGTCAGGTTCAATCGCCTTCTTGGTGGTTCGCTTTGCCATGGTGGTCATGCCCATCCGCGTGATTCGGTCGCCTCATCCAGTGTACCCGCGTCGGCGACACGCCCGACCCATGCGCCCATCGACGCCTTGGGCCCGTCGAAGTACATGCACGCGTACCGCAGCGCGTCGAGGCCGTCGTCGTTGGCCTTGATCGGCTCTTCCTTGGCCGCCTTGCCGTCCTGACCAGGCGGGTAGCAGTACGCGTCGAACTCAGCCAGCGTCGAGGTCGGCCGCTTGGCGTTGTACAGGTCCGCGTCCGTCTCGACCGTGCAGCCGTCGAGCAGGTACAGCCGTGGCCGTCCGTCGCCTTGCACTAGGAGCCGCCCGTGCACCGAGTCGCGGCCCGTCCGGTGGTCCTTGTTCGCCGCCACGGTCTGGATGCCTGCCGACGCGAGCGTGGCCCGGTCCTCGGCGTCGTGGTCGGTCACGGTCGCCACGTAGGTCTCGCTGGCGGACAGGGCGACGATCTGCCTCGCGTGGTCGGCGACCGTCCGCTTCGACCGGTACACCTCGCGGTACAGGTACATGCGGCCGTCGCCGTCGATCGCCCACCACTGGCAGACGAACGGGTGGACGTAACCGAAGTCGATGGACCTGATCTTGGGCCACGCTTCCCAGCCCGGCGGCATGGCCTTGACCACGTGGATGGTCGGGTCGAACTCGGGATAGACCAGACCCTCGGCCGCGGCCCAACGCCCGTCGAGCAGCCGGGCACGGCGATGCCCGCTCAGCGACTGCAGCGTGGCGATGTACTTCTGGCCCGCCTGCGTCCAGTCGCCCTTGGCCTCGTCCCACAGCATGGGGTTGTCCTTGTGCCGCGACTCGAACACGGCCATCTGCCCGCGGTCGGCACGACGCTTCAGCCAGTGGGTTGGGGCCGCGGGGTTGCAGTCCGCGATGATCTGGTGATACGGGCCCTTGCCGTTGCGGAGGCGCGTGGTCAACTTCTCCCAGTCGTCCTCGCTCAACTCGGTGGCCTCGAACGCCGCGATCAGGTCGTACTCGGTGCTCATGATCCGGTCGGGGTTGTCGAGCCCGCCGACGACCAGCGTCGAGCCGTTGTCGTAGTCGTACGCCGACCTGGTGCGACGTGCCTGGTTGGTCAGCGTGCACCCCGCCTGCACCACCTTGCTCTCGAACGTCACCAGCACGCTTTCGGTCATCGACGCCCGCGTCTTGCGGACGATCAGCCCGCGGGTCTTGGGGTACTTGAGCAGGTAGAGGTGCACCTTCTCAAGAATCGCGCGGGTCTTGCCCGTGCCCGCCGGGCCCGGCACCAGCACCTCGGGCGACTTGCTCTTCCACACGGCCAAAGCCGCGCCGAACGGTTCGTAGTCCATCACACCTCGTCGATGGGGGCCCGCTTGCCGTACATCTGGACCGCCTGCGTCGGCTTGCCAGCGTCGATTCGGGCGTTCTTCTCGGCCTCAATCTCGGCCGTCAGGTTGTCGCCGTCCATGGTCCGCAGCACGCTCGCCGCCTTGATGGCGTCCGAGTCGTCCGGGCTCGCCGTGGCAATGTCCACCAAGCGATCGACGATCTTGGGCCGCATGTGCTCAGGGATCGGCCACCGGTGCTTGAGGGCCCGGGCCACCATGCGGGCGTCCTCATGGGCATGGTGCGGATCAGCCAGGAGCCCGGAGTCGGTCGCCGCCGGCTCGGTCGATGCGGGCACGATGGCCCTTGATCCCACAATCGTCGGCTCGACTGTCATGACCAAACTGTATCAGCCGCCCCGCTTCTCGGCCCTGATTGCCTCGAGCAGGCCCTCGATCCGGCCCAGCCGTGAGCCCAGTTCGATCAGGGCCCCGTCGACCTTGGCCTGCGTCGCCGCCGTGGCCTCGACCGCCTTGTTCGCCAACTCGAGGGCACGGGCCGCCGTCGACCTCGCATCCCACATGACCGCCGCCACCGTCAGCAGCGTGGCGCCGCCCGCGATCCACTGGCCCGGCGTGCCCTTGCCGACGATGTGCTTGTTCGCATCGACCGTAATGGACTCGCTCATGGCTTGGCCGCCTTCTTGATGCCCAAGGACTTCTGCACCTGGTCGACCACACGACGGGTGTACTTGTTCTGGATGCTGTTCGCCACGGAAGCAAAGGCGGTCCAGTCGGCGATGGTCCCCTTGCCCGCCTCGATCGTGGTGACCAGTTGTTGGGCCGCGAGATGCTCTTTGAGCAGTTTCCAGCCGAGCACCAACCCGACGAGCACGAGGCCCGTGATGGCGATGGCCGCGCGGTACGCAATGATCCACTGGCCCGCCACACACGCCGCGAAGATGCCGAGGCCCGTCACCACGGCGTTGACCGACCGCAGCCAGACGCCGCCCACGACGGCAAGCCCGAGGCCCGCGACCGCACCAAACGTCAGCAGCCGCGACAACAGCCCGTCCTTGGCCTCTTCGAGTTCGGCGATCCGCTTGCGGGCATCGGCGAGGTCCGCCTCGGCCTTGGCCAGTTGCTCGGCTCCGGCCGCGATGCCGGTGCCGGTGGCCTCAAGCGTGCCTGCCACGCTGTTGAGTCGGGCGACTCCGGTGGCGATGGTTTGGGTCTCGGTTGAGAGAGCGGGGGCCGCGGCCTCGATCCTGCGGTTTGCGGTGTCGATCGTTGCCGCGGCACCCCGAACTTCCACGGCGGCTGCCTTGGTCGCCTGCGTCGCGGCCGGAAGGCCGCCACCCGACGCGGACGCTGCCGCCTTGCCCTTGCACCCACAAGCCGACGCCACCGCGAGGGCGATGGCGACGGCGGACCACAGTGTTGCTCGGTTCGTCATGCGGTCAGTGTACCGACTTTGCCCGCCGCAGTCTGGTCGCGTCCACCCGCAGCGTCTGCCCGTCATCAAGCAGGATGGTGGCGACCAGCACAGACGGCTCTGGATGCCACGGAACGCACTCGAGCAGCGTTCCCCTCCTGACGTACTGCTTGCCGCCCATCGTCTTCCAAACGGCCTCCACGGGCTGCCCGATGGGCATGGCCTTGACCCGTGCCTTGGCCTTCGCCTCGGCCTTGCGGCGTTCGACCTGGTGCTTCCTGTCGGTGGTCTTGGTGCGGCA